TTTGCCCCGCTAATTCTTCAAGAATAGCGTCTATGTTACCGTCAACTTGTCCTTTAGCTTCTACAAAATGAGACTTCCCATATTCATTTACGCTTCTTACATAAAACCAGTAATCACGCCCCGGCTTTAATTGCCCTTTTGTCCAGAACTTAGCGCGACTTAAGAAATCAGCTTTTGACTCTATCTCATTGATATTATTTATTTTTATTTCACCAGAAAACCAGAACTCAAACTCGGTATTTAGAGTGTGTGGCGCAGCGATATGAGGGATTAATTTTATTTCAAAAAAACCAGACTCAACAATTATTGAGCTAGGTGCACTTGGCGTACCAATAACCATCTGGACTTTTGATTCATTACCAAGCATTCCATTAGCGTCTTGACCTCTCACCCCAACAAGATAGTCACCGGCTTCAAGCCCATTAAAGTAGTACTCTAAATCTGTGGTATTACCAGTAGATACAACCTTGCTGTTTTTATAAAGAGTGACATTAAATGAAATATTTCTATTAATGGCTGTTGTTACCCACATAGCCCTAGCTTGAACTTGAGGGCTATCATCAACGTAAGCAATAGAAAGACGCTCTATATTAGGAATGCGAATAACATTCTGCGTTGGCGGGTTCCCAGTAAAATCAACTCCATTATCAACAATGCTTTCCTTTTGAGGTTCATGCTGAATACAGTTGTATAAGTAATTTCCATCATTATTTTCTGAAATGGTAATAACTCGAAACAATCTTGTTATTAGCATGCTTTTGGTAATAGAAAATACACCATATTGTTTCAGTCCACGAGGAACCTCACGCAAAGTGACAATATCACCATCGATAGATTGAATTTCTATTTTCTCGAACCTGCCTGATGTCCCTAAAAATGAGAAAGTACCTTTATCGTCATATTTCCAATCTATAGGCGCATCAATAGTAATAGCGCTACCATTAACTGATAGAACCCGACCACCTACCTTCACTCCTGCAAAGCTATCGTCTGCTACCTCAATAATATCGCCAGAGATGCAGTTAATCCCCTCTCTTCCTGTTGAGAATGTAACGCTATCTTTCTCCAGCTTTTCTGTCTGTAATATCCACTTACCCACTCTGTGAGCCTGTCCGCGACTAGTGCAACCAAAAGCAGTAACTTTCTTAACATTTACACCGCCGAATCGCTGAATGAGATCATCATCTTGGATAAATTCTCTTTCTTCACTCCATCCATTACTCGGGTTTATCCATGACACCTCGATAGCATTATGACGAGCTGATTTCGCTGTTGATGTATATTTAAATTTTCCATCAATAACATTTGAGTTTGTGTACGTCCATACTGGATCTGATGGTCTATCTTGAAAGCACGTTAATTGCTGTCCGTCCCATAAAGGCATACCGCGAAATACGGACGCTAAGTCATCAAGCACTTCTTTGGCTTTTCGTTGAGAGGTAATGTAGGCATTAAAAGTAAAGCGAGGCTCTTTGTTGCCAAACCCATCATCAACCAATTCATCACAGTAACGAGCAATGGCATATAGCGCGAATTTATCAACGCCAAACGAGCCGATCATCTCTCCTATACCGTATCGTTCATTAGTGACTAAATCGTAAAAAACCCATGCAGGGTTATTAGTCCATGCGGGCTTGAAGCGACCAGTCCAGATGCCAGTGTAAGTACGAGGCTCCGGATCATAGTTATCAGGAACTTGGATAATCATCCCTTTAATATGATAGGTGCGATTGGGTGTATCACCGTATTGGGATTTATCGATTTTCATCCCGACGACGGCAGAATTAGGGTAAGAGAATTTAGCGTCAGTTATTTCTGTGTAGCTTGCCCATACCGTTCCGTTTTTCAGTAGATCACTTTTACTATCATCTGTTAATCGTGAAACTCTAATTTGGAAAGGTTTCTTTTTAGGCGCATCAATGATATATGATTCTAAATATTGGCCACTGATTTTTCCGGTTATTTTTGCTGTTTCTGCATGTGTCCAACCAGAACCATCATTAACTTCAATAAGCATTTCTACCGTAGCATCGTGCTGATTTCCCTTGTCATCTTGACTAACAAGAGCAGAAACCCCCAAAGTGAATCTAACGCGGTCAGTTTCCTGATCTGAAATAGTGCGTAAGATTGGTGTGCTTTTTTTTACCTCTACATTGACAGGAATTTCTTTTTCTACAAAAGGAAAGTCCTCTAATGGTTCTTGCGTTTGTGTTCCTGCTCGCCACTGAACTTCAACACCATGAATATTTGGATTGCCATCTGCATCTACAACAGGAGTTCCATTCAATAGAAAACCTGACATACCACCCACAGGCCCTTCTATTGGCCCTTCTGAAACTAAATCGATGACATTAAGAAATTGTTTGTTTTTTAAGTTGTCATCGAGCAACCTTGGAGTGATTCCTCCACCGCCACCTTTGCCCATTAAACAGTCTCCAAACCTTGTGATATTACATTTGAACCCACAACCATCTCGCCATAACAGATAGGAACCGGATAACCTTGCCCCACTCTATTTGCTAACGAACTGAAATACTGGTTACTTTCTGAGTTTCGCCCCTCTATGCTTGGCGCTGGCGGTGTTTTAGTTAACATGGTTGCCAATCCCGCGGCGGCCACACCTACACCAGCGGCAAATAATGCGGTCGATGTCATCGTTGCCAAAAATCCGCCCGGTATTAAAAACGATGCGCCAATTAAAGCAGCTCCACCAATAATGCCTAGCCACCCGCCAGATTTAGCACCACCAACTATGGGGACGATCGTAATAACATCACCTTCATTTAATGGCGTACTTAATCCCGTGGAAATACTATCCTCGGTCATATCATTACCTGCGATACGAACGCGAAACTGACCTTGGTTAATCTCTTTTTTCAACCCATCAATTTGATAGCAAAGACAGCGTAAGGCCTCACCTGCATTACTTACCTCAAGCTCGAACCTGCGTCCAAATCTGCGTAAATAGCCTGCAAACTGTAATTTGACCATTGTTTATGCCTCCAAATGCTGTGAGTGTATTTAAACCAGTGACCACCGTAAGTATCTCGCTTACTCAATCTGTCTGGCCTGTGATGCAATATCTCTTGATTACCTAAGTACAACGCAGCGTGACAAGGTTTTGATGTTCCTAAGCAAATCAATATCATATCGCCTTCTTGAGCCTCTTCTACTTGATAAAATCCCTGCTTGTCCGTGTTATCAAGATAGAGATTTTGTTCTGTGTACCACCATTCATCGGGACGAATAAAATCATCTAGCTGAATGCCTGACAGATGATAGGCATCACGTATAATGGAATAACAATCCTGCTCACCATGTTTAAACTCTCTACCTAATAGTGGCGCTATTGGCCTGAACTTATGGATCACTCCATCACATACCAACCACCAAGGCAGATTTGTTTTCCTTTGTATTGTTCTATCACCAGAACTCAGGAAAGGCTTTCCGTCAGGGTGACTATGAACAATAGCTTTGACGTCTGAGTAACACTCTGCCGTCATCCAATCGTCTGGGTTAATTTCAAAATAGTTTTGCGGATCGGGATGTATGTTTCTGCAAGGGAAATACCTATCACCCGAAATTAAGCCGCAAGACTCCCTCACTCCTTCTGCTTTCGCGTGAGCGATAATGTCTTTCTCAATCATGGATTAACCTAATTTATTTGAACCTAAAAACCCGCCGAATGGCATCTTTCCTTTGTGTCTTAATTTGCACCCGCTGTATTTATGAGAGCATTTGTCTTTTAAGGAATCGGTTGTTGGTTGGTCTTTTTCATCTGCAACAGGTGGTCCATCATAACCACAATCAAATCCTCGGTATCGCCACGAGCAGATATCAGCCTGAATAACCCGTCTAGGTATCAGGGCGTTATCTGTTTCTGTTGGAAGTGCTAATATATACGTCACAAAATCAGAGTCTGAACTTTCTCGCTGTTCGACAACGTATTTTTGAACGGCTTCTCTGGTTGGATCTGCTTGTGGGTTTCCGTTGGGAAAATTAACAGCATCGAGATATTGCTCTAAAACCTGCCTGCGAGTAACGATAGCGCCTAGCGCATCATCATAGTCGTTGTTAATCGCAGTTAACATTCCGTCAAAGTTAGCAAACGTCATTTTTGGTCTGTCTGATGCACCCTGAGTCGTTACACTAAACCCTGTAACCTGAACAGGATAAGGTTCATATCGTAAACCCTGCCAGACAATAGGTTTTAATAAGCCATTCATGCCGTCATGAAACCGGTAAACATCACCACCAAAACGACTTAAATCGACCTCATACAAATCTAACATTGCATTTTGCTGTAAATCTGCAACATTTATGCGCATCTCTTGAGGTATATCCCTCATGCAACAACCTCCTCAAATGTGCAATCTATCTGCCATACCGTCGCCCTTGGCGTTACCTGCCAGCCACGGCAAACAAATTTACGTTTAGAGTTATCATCACTGGTTAGCCATAAGAATGATTCAACTGCACCTCGAGCCTTAAGGAACTCATCAATCTGTTTCCCAATATCAGTACGCTTAACAAATGAGAGTTGATAAGTCTTTAGTTGGTTGTTGATCCCGTCTTTGACTCTTTGTTCGTAACCGTTACCAAACTTAGCTACTTTCACTTTAGGCTCATTACCCACCTGATAAGCTGTTTCAGGTCGCCATTTAAACTCTTCCATTGGTTACTCCAATAAAAAAGGCGACACAAAGCCGCCTGATCAAATATCAGGATATTAATAAATATCCATTAGGTTATTTTATATATTCAGCCCAGAGAAACTTGCCGAAGGAATGGCTGATTACTTCGGTGTGAGGGAATGAAATGACAGAAAATAATAATCCAATCGAAAAACCGATTAAATTAAGTGAAGCTATTAACAAAATGGCTGATACAATTAAGGAGCACTCCGATGCTATTGAAATAAATGCAAACTCTACCTCTAAATTACTAGCCTATAGCTCAATGAATAGTAAAGTGCTAAGGTTTTTAGTTGAGTTATCATTAAATCCCGAAGATAAAGAAAAAGCTTATAACTATCTATTAGAATCCACTAAAACGCCCCCAAAAACTGAACAACACAATAGCTATGAAAAAGATATGATTGAATACCTCGATTATATATTCCAGAGGTAATTTAGCTACGAGATGCGGAATATTTTAGTCGAGATACCGCATACGCAAAATTATCACTAGTCATCTTTCGCAACACCTGAAAATCACAGCTCGTTAATTGCATATCCGCGAGCTGTTTTTGTAACTCTGCAATTTGTTGCCCTTGCTGTACCACTTGTGCTGATAACGTACTAACTAACGCTTCTAAATTTTGATTACTCATAACCACCTCTCTTAATTACCAACTTCTTACTTTTTCCAAAGCACCACCGCTACGCATTTCGTTACCAAGTACGTCATAAACCGTACCTCTCACCATTTGCTGTATCTGTTGTGCTTCCTTTTGAGTGATGCCATTAGGTGCTTGAACTTGGAATGTAAAGTGCATATCACCCATGCTGACACCATTACCACCTTTACCCATTTGTCGATTACTAATAACTCGACCATTATCACCCGGTATCATGTACTGACTACCGTTAGATGCCTTGAATATCTCAGGCTTACCACCCTCACCCACTCGATACATAGAGCCAGCATTTACGGGCCCACCATTTTTACGAGCACCAGCAAGCGCAATCATAGCGGGAATAGCTGTTGCCATTGCTGCCATACCCCATGTAGCAGCAGAGCCCATAGTGGCAATACTGGTTGTCGCTGCCGCCGGAGCCATAGCATTTGTAATTGCTGCGCCAGTAGTTGTAGCCTCAGCTATAGCTTGTGCATTGGAAGCCTTACGCATGGCACTTTCAGTAACCATATTCTTAACCTGCTGCATACCCATTTGAACCAGAGCGCCAACGGCTTGGTCTACGATGGTTAATGCGACATTACGGAAAGCATCGTTAAGGGATTGCGTGCCTGTTAATAGCCCTGTGAGTACGTTGGTAGAGCGTTGCCCTAATGCGTCCAACCCATCAGCTAAGAATTGATTAGCTTGGCTCTGATTACGCCATATCTCCCATTGAGCATTTAACCGTTCTTGCTCATATTGAGTATTGGCGGCATTCATTAACTCTAAGCCACGCTGAGTAATAGCGCCTTTTTCTGTTTCAAACTCACGAATAAGTGCAAGTTTACGCTCGTGTTCGTTTTTTAGTTGCTGAACAGGATCTACTTTCCCTTTGATGTCATCTTGCGGTGATACAGTGTTATTAGCCTTTATTTCGGCTATCTTTTGCTGATATTCCGCCTCAATTTCAGCTTTACGCCTTGCTGCCTGTTCAGTGAGAGATACATCATCTTTTGTTATCCGCTCTAAGTCTGCCAACTGCTTATCGTGAGATTCCTTAGCCTTGGCGACTAAATCAAGCTCAAGCGCAGCTTTCTTATCAGCTAGATTACGCTCAATGTTGTATTTTTCTTCTGCGAGTTGCTCCGCTTTTTCAATCTGCTTAGGAGATGCATTGTCACCCAATGCTTTAACAGCATCATACTTAGCCATTTCAAGAGATCCGTCTTTGTAACCTTTGTTTAAAAGCTCAATTTCTTCTCTCTGGCGCTTTAGTGCCTCATATGCTGCGTCTGTGGCTTTGGTTGATTCCTTGGTCGTTTTGTTGCGTTCGGCTGCGGCATCTTTGGCATCTTGGGCCGCAATTGCTACCTGATTTAATACCAAAACCTCCTCTTTGGATAGATTATTATCTTCTGCATAAAATTGAACTTGCAATAATCTCTTATCTACCTCACTTTTTGAATTTGCTAACTTTATTTCTCTCTCTAAAGTCTTACGCAAATCCAAGGCCTTCTCTGATAATTTAACTTCCAATTGTGTGGCATTAAATTCACTTTTAGCGCCTGTTGCATCTCTTATTTGTTGGGTGAGCCTGCCTAATGCTGATTTTTCAATATCAAGAGTTGTTGCGCTTTTAACGCTTAAATCAATAGCCTCCTTCAGTTTTTTATCGTACTCATTTTGTGCATCTGTTAGATATTTAGTTATTAATTCTGAGCGTTTTTTGTTTTCAGCTAGATCACCTTCTAGTTTTATTTTTTCTCTTAATATATTTATAGTGTTTCTTTCAATTAATTCAGGATTATCACCAAGAGCTTCTTGTTGCATATTTAATCGAGCTTCTAGCCTAGCTAGTTGCTTTTCTTGCTCTTTCATTTCTGCATTTAGAACTTTTTGCTTATCAGCAGCATCCTGAGCGTCACGAGCAATCTCTTGATATGAAAGCTCTTTTAATTTAGCTGTTAACTGATCGACACTATCAGCAAAATCTCGAGCCTCTTGCTTCGCCTGCTCCGTTTTTTGATGGAAGTAATACATTGCGGCACCAGCAAGCATTAGTGCCCCCATAGGTCCACCCAAAGGAGCCGTGGCAATATTGAGAGCTTTCATTGCACTAGCCATAGTAATACTTGTTGATGCAACTCTTGCTTGGGCCGCAGCTAATCTATTTGTTTCTAGGGTTTCCTGTCTGGTCAGTGCTGCTATTCTTGCTGAATTTGCCGATAATTCATTTCTTATTCTTGAGCGTTGTTGTTCAGTCTGAGCGGCTGAAAGCTGAGCTGATAATGATTGTTGAGTCGTTAAAGCAAATGCCTTTTCTGCCTGCACCCTAGTTAGCGTCTCTTTTGCAGCAATTACCTCTGCTTTGGCTGAGTTTCTTGTCGCTATAGTAGCCGTTATGGTATCTTTTGCTTTCTTTAATTGTGCAACACCAGCAAGAGATAGTGCAGCAAGAAATCTAGACCCTATAACCCCAGCTGCAAAAGTTAAAACGTCAGCCATGGCATCTAAATTCCTACTGACGGCGATAACAGCATCACTGAATACGTTAATAGATGTCTTTATTGTTGTGTTTTCACCAAGAAACTTGGTTAAGTTGTTCCCTGCCTCTTGAAATGCCTGTGACATTGTTCGAGTAGTTTTAGCGAACTCTTTACCGATCGCATCACCTTGAGAAAGCAATCCTTTCACAACAACATCTGTAGTTAGTTTACCTTCCGCAGCCATCTTGCGCAGCTGACCAATACCAACACCCATTGAGTCAGCAAGCGCAACCATCAAGCGGCTACCCTGCTCTGCTACTGAGTTAAATTCCTCACCACGGAGAACGCCAGACGCGATACCCTGCGATAGCTGAATAATGGCGTTTTCTGCTTCCTGCGCAGTAGCACCAGATACGATAAAACCTTGGTTAATGATGGATGTTAATTTTGCTAAGTCTTCTGCTGATGTATTGTACTCTCTCGTTCCTCGTTCTAATCGTGCGTAGAGTGTTGCTGTGGCATCAAGACTAGATCGCGTTGCTTGAGAGATATCAAATACTCGTTGAGTAACATCAATAAGTGACTCACTTGCACGAACAGAGTTAGATAATTTGTTGTTTAACTCAGTCCATGCTTCGGAGTAACTAGCAACCATTGAAGCTGATAGATAGCCGGCAAGTGATGCGGCAACTTTGGATAAAGATAACATTGAACGTTCAGTGTTATTCACCGACTGAGACGTTCTGTTAAAGCTGCTATCCATTCGATTAAGACGTTGCTCTAACTGACGCTGAGATGTTAGCAATTGCTCAACATCCATTTGAACTTGATAAACAATTTCGCCTACTTGTGCCATTTATCGGCTCCTTAAAATGAAAAACCCCGCCAGTTGGCAGGGTTGAGATTGTTAATATATCAGGTTAATATTTTACACTTCGCACATCTAACAACATTTCATTTGCTTCATCACATCTATCCTTTTGCTCTTCTGGTATCTCATCCCCAGATTCACGCATTAAATCGCAAACCATGCTAATCCTCCCCTGATCGAAAGCATGCCCCATTGATGCGATAACAAGGCCTTCACACGGTTCTTTATCTTTATGATTAATACAAACTGCTTTTGCAACATCTGATATTTTTATATTTTCTTTAGCAGTAGAGTTAGCACTAAATAAAATAGCCAAGGAAGATAACACCCCAATAGATGCAATTAATAGTTTCCTCACAACACCATCCTCGTTAGTTAATTTGTTATTAGTTTAGCTGTTTGTGGTGCAAATTGAAGCAAACAAAAACCTGCCGAAGCAGGTTCAAAATTAATAAGCATACTATGGGGACGTCAGCCACTTCATAATTAAGTAGATAGCACCTACAACTAACATGATCACACCCATGTCATTAATCTTACCAATACGTTCTTTGGCCTTTTCTATTTTTCCACTTATATCTGAATCTATTTTAGATGCAGCATCTCGCACCTCGACACCTTCATCGAACTTAGAATATCTTTTTATTAAATCATTTAGACTACTTTTCAATGAGTCATAAGAGTTAATCAATATCTCATTTGAGATATAAGTGACCCTATATATCAAATATAGACCGAAAAATATGAGAACTGAGTCGACAAGACCTCCTGATTTTGCTAGCCCGCCAACCGCAATCAAAGCCCCCGGAATGGCAAATGCTTTATTCTGGCTAGATGAGACAAAATCATTAATTTTAGTTGTATACTCAAGTTGCTTTTGCTCTAGTTCAGAAAGTATTTTGTTTACTGAAAATCTTTTTGTATATAACTCAAGTAGGTTTAAATAACGAACATATATCTTATCTCCAACATCTATAACTGAAACTAAACTTTTGGTTTCATTGTCTTTTATTAATTCAAATATCGCCGTTCTCATTATTGATTCACGCTCAGTAGATTGAGCGTCATTTATATCTAAAACTTTCAGTATGTTGTCAGCAGAAAGATTTGAGTCTATTTTATAGTTTATTTTTTTTACAAAATCCAAACTCTCATTTATGGTTATAACCAACTCTTTCCCGCCATCATCATTTGGCATATATAGAATACATTTATCATTAATAACATGATTTGAAACCTTTCCTACTATAGCTTTCCACTTTAAAAACAAAGATATTGATAGTGTTTCTTTTGATTCCTCTAATGAAGACTGATTCCCTTTTAGAATATAAAAAAACTCAGGTACTCTACCTATTGAGCAAGATTTATACCACAGCTTATCCATAGAAAGATACAGGATGGACTCATCTAAAAAATCAGTGCTAATGACAAATTCATCCTGTCTTTTTTCAGAAATTGAAGTGACGCCGTATTTATTTAACAAAGTCTCAAAATATTCAATGTTATCAAGAGGGCATCCGAATTTAATTATACAATGCCCTTTGACAACTGATGTAGATGAGCCCTTCATTATTTTTACAAAATTTTCAAACTCATCAACGTTGAGCATTTAAGCCCCCTTAATAATTTTCTCTATTTCTGTTATACCCGAATCTGTTAAGCGGATAATTAAGCGAGAATTTGCTTTATCGTAAATTATTTTCTTGTCTGATTTATTACTGGAACCGATTGTATTAACATTACACGTTACTTCATACTCGTCATCATCATCTGAGATTTTTATCTCTCCAAATGGTTTCGATGATGTGTAATGAGGCTCGAAGTACTGATCAATTGTGTACTCATTTATATCAACATACTGTTCAAATTTACCCGCTACATTCTGTATTTCAGGTATACACTTCTCTATAACTTTTCCAACATCACTAATGGTCATTTTCTTATCAACACTTCTGGCTTTAACGTAAATAAAGGCTTTTACTGATTCCCTTACCTTGATTCTTTGCTCTGTTGTTAGTGATATATTGTTAGAGAATCCATCTAAGGCTTCATGTAACTGCTCTATACTTCTTTTGTTGTCAATTTTAGGGTTACAACCAAGCGCCCTTTTAAAAAAACCACTTTTTGACATGCCTGTAATAAAGTGTAAATATGGGTCGCCCTCATTGTTTGGGTAACTTGACTTAAATAACGTTAGGTCAATCAACACCGCCTGCCTTAAAGCGTCTAAATTTACAGACGGTATTTTTTTAGGCACAAGGCTTTCATTGAAGTCAAAAACACCTTTCTTATTTACCATTATAATCAATAACCTACCATCACTACTCTCATCTAAATCTACTTGATAATGAATAAAGACTAAAGCACCTCCTGATAGGGTAGATCTATCTTCATAAGCCTCTCTTTTCATTAACTTCATAATACCTGTAACGAAATCAACAAATGAAAGGTCTTTATCTAAATATCTTGAAAATGTTTTTGGGGTATTGTGCGGCATAGCATCTTCTTTCATGACACCGTGGCTCTTTCTTTTCGCCATGAACCTTTTATCCGCACTAGATATAAACTGCACTACATCATCGGAATCCAATCCCCATTCTTTGCCGATTTCTACATTAATATCCCGACCTTTATCTCCAACAACAAAATCAAGAGTAGCTGTAAGGGCATGAATAGCACGATAATTAGACTTACTTTTTTCTTTTAATTTTGGGTCATAACCACAAGTGCAAAGTTCATTATCATCATGCTGGTTTCCACATAATGGGCACTCGATTAAATCATTTCCTTCACCATCAGCAACAACCGTCATTTTTCATTTTCCTAAAAATAAAAATTGCACTGATTTTATGACATAAATTAAATTTATACATCTGTGAAAAAAAACACTGGTTTTATGATCACAACCCGCACCAACCAATAACTGTATAAAAACACAGTATAGATTGATTTTATATCTAGTAAATTCGGTTTCACCTATTAATACAAAATACCTCAGTTAAGAGGCGTGATATGTGATCTCAAGCAAGCCGTCCTTGGCTTGGGTGTTTAAGCTACTTCAACACCATGAATGGCGTGTCGTAATGCTTTTACTCCATTGTCGTTATATCTGAATGCTTCAACCTGTTTTGAAGAATAAGCAGATTTATCTAAGAAATATTTCCCATATTCCTCTGTTTTTAACCCATGCTTATTAGCCATGCGACCAATTTTATTGGCAGATACTTCAAGCATTTCTCCAACTTCACCAGCTGTATAATATTTTTGTTCAAGTGCCGGCAAAGGAACGGCTTCAAACCCAACAATCGGATTGACGATATTAGCTGCTGCACACTGTTTTGCCTCATCACTCAGGTTCGGCATTAAGTCGAATAAGTTAGTAATGGCATCAACCGACATTTTAAGCGTTCTAGCTTGGCGGTATTCAGGTAAACCTGATTGGCTTTTGCCACTTTTTTGAGAAGCTACATGCATTGATTCCAGCTTGTCAACCAGAACACGACGAACAGCTTTTGATTCTCTAGCGGCTACACGAAGCGCTTGTTTGATATCCATTTCAATTATTTCAATTTGAGCGCCATTTTTATGACCTACAAAAATTTTGTAGGTCTCGCCATCTAATTCGTCTTTTACTCTTTCAATCAATACGTTATTACGAATTTGATTTTCACCACATGACTTACGAGCCACGTTAATCATTGATAATAACTTCTGGGTATCGATAGTTTTGTTCGTGACAGTGTTAAAACTATTTGTTAAAGTGATCTCACTCATGAAACATTTCCTTCTGGGTTTTGTTTGGGATTAGCCAATAGATCGCAACTATTGGCTTTTCTGTTTTTACCTGCATATTCTTGGCAACTCACCTTCTTGTAATCTCCCGTTAATATCTCTCCTTAAATTCATCAGAAACGCATAACCATCTTGAAATCTATCAACCAACCTTCCAGCAAGTGGTGATTCAAGTTGTCTTAGTATTGGATATATTTCTGACTTCCATGCTGAATAAAAAACATCGTAGTGATTAAATAGAGCGTTAATGTTGTGAGCATCTTTTTCCCTTTGGGTTATTGGGCGCGTGCTAACAACAACCTCATTTTTTCCTTTATTAAAATAGTGATCTTCCATTAATTCGAACACATCCCATGCTTTGTCTGTGTCTAACATTTTCGCATGGCGAGCCGCACCTCTTTCTGTCCACAGAATTAAACTTCTCGCTTTTGGTGAAATTTGTAGGTTACTTAAAGTAACTCGCAAATTTTTTAGAGCATTTCCAATAACTTTGAAGTAATGCTTACCCTCAATAAAGCGACCTGCATTACGGGAGTGGTTTACTTTTATGTTGTTACTTTTAGTATCATATAACTCAGCTAACAGTTCAGTCGTAACTACAGGTATTCCGTTATGCATAATTGCTGGGATGGATTTAACTGAATTGCTCATGTCGTTAATATTTGCTAAATTAGTCATGTCACTTATTCTCGCCCAAGAGTTTATTTGATAATGAAACCTCAATTGCTCGAACAATTGGGGTTTCTTCTTTTTTACGGCATCTCAAGTTCACCATTTTCCACTTTCTCTCTAAATACCTCTAAAATATATTCAAGCTGAACTTGAGTAGAGCGCCGTCTATTCTCCGCAACATTATCAATCCATTGCCTCATATCTGGCTTCATTCGAAATGGGTACGGCATAATTCTGTTTTTCTTTTCCATTTTATCTCCTGTGAAGTATTTCAATATCACATCTTCATGATGTATTATTAGTTATATATCATGACTCACATTGTGTCAATATGAATTTTAAAGAGTTCACATATGAAAATAGATGATGGTTTTAAAAATAGAATTAGCGCCGCCAGACAAGCTGCTGAATTAACACAAGGTGAATTAGCGGAGAAAGTTGGTGTAGTGCGCAGACAGATTGCAGCTTATGAGGCTGGAAACTCCAAACCAAGAAAAAATGTTTTAACTAATTTGGCTGCTGCACTTGGTACAACATCAGAATGGCTAGCAGAAGGAACTGGAGAAGCCCCAGATTTAAGTAAGGTTGTTAAAACTATAACTCTACCTCTTATTCCAGTCCTCTCTTATTCTGACTCAGTTTTCGACTTGAATAATCCTGCTAGTTTTTCAAGGTTTGTCCCTTCAATCCCTGAAGCTAGTGATAAAGCATTTGCTTATGAAGTCATAGGTGATTCAATGACCTCTTCTTATGGAGTCAGCTTTCCATCAGGTACTATTGTTATCATAGATCCGTCTTTAGAGCCTAACCATATGGATTATGTGCTTCATTACATTGATGGGTTTTGTAGCTTTAAACAATTAATATTTGACCAAGGCGACTGGTATCTTTACTCATTAAATGATGACTATCCATCATGCGTTATTGGAGATATACGCCAAGTAATCGGGGTTGCGCTACAGGCTCAACTACCCTTAACATCTGATAGGGTCAAGGCGAATAACAAATTTAGCCCAACTGGTACGAAAATAGGTAATGATAACAATTTACAAGAAAAACTAAACACTATGGAATCCAAGCTACAGAGAATTGAAAATTTACTAAATGCTCTTACCGAAAAAAAATAACTACAGCCCAAGGATGGGCTATCAATTCTCGCGATTCGCTATAATCAAACTATATCAATAGGTTGTAGATTTCAGGCAATAAAAAACCCACCGGAGTGGGTTAGTTGATACTGCTTATTCAATTATGCTTTATTTACTTTCATTAAAGCCGCCTCATAAGACTCTTTATCATCAAATAACTCAGACACAGCAAGAACTTTACCAATCTGTTGTTTTAGAGCTTTCACCCCAACTTCAGCTAAAAACTGATGAATTTTATCCCCTTTCTTCCCATTTTCATCTTTATTCTTTCTGGCTAAATCAAGGATTTTTCCGTTACTTTTTGCCAAGGGTATATAAATTTGTTCATTTGTTAGCTTACTGAATAAAAAAGGTCTTCCTCTCTCTGGCTTGTTTAATTGATATATTTTGTACCATGCCTCATATAGTTCATCAGGGAACTCTTTCTCATACTGCCTAGCTTCCTCCCTAACAAAGGCCTTGAATGCATCAATAACCTCTTGAACTTCAGGTCTATACCCTGCAATGGCATACCCAAGGCCTTTCAGCCCTAATTTCATAGAAGCTGTCACTAACTGTTGAGCGAGTGCTGCTGACTTCTTCCTTGATGAAGGTAGCGAGCCAGCCATGTCAGCCTTGATCAGTGCGGTAGCCACATCCCCAATTAGCGTTATGTCGTAGCCATGAGCTGAGTCAAAAAAAGCCCCTTCAACTTCACTTTTTGGGACTGTTGACCTCCATTGAAAAATAAGAGGTTTTTCTATTTTTTCCAGTAATTCTGGATCAACAAATTCTGCCATATAATTTGTTTTTAGCAGTCGATCAATATCCCTACCATGCTCACCAATACCAAGTAGTTTGGATAACCCTGTTTTTGAAACCACAACCGTTTTATCTGCATCATCCAAAATATAACACTCAGCATCAATGTTAAATTGATCTTTAAAGTTCCCTTTATGTATCGCTTTTGGTGGTCTATTTCCCCATCTTTTAATGGCTGCTTTTTTTGCTATCTCAGAGCGTCGTTCTTTTGTTAATGACTTCGCCCTAGCAACCCCCCCCTTAGCTTTACCTTTTACATCTTTTTTTGAATCATCTTCTTCATCTGACATATGCAAGCACCCTAATTGTTTTATTGCTTGCATTATATCTAATTATTAAATTTGTATGCAAGCATAATTTAATTGCGCATACTTGCATTGAAAGTTATAAGCAGATGTATACACACGCTTACCCCTTATCGTCTCATTGATAATGGCACGGATGCCCTTGTTACTTTCTCTTCCTACTCACTAATCGACGCTTACCGCTGATCAGCTCATCATTACGCTTATCATCTTGCTTCATGATGTTGTCATATTCTTCTTTTGTGAAGCCTTTCTCATCAGGGTATTTAGCTTTGAGCATCATCTGAAATTCAGTCATGGTTAGCCGTTCGGCTCCCTCTCGATTCATACCAAAATGAGCACGAGCAGAGCTGATGTAGTCAATTGCCATAAACTCATCTGAGAATTCATTTTTGCCTTCGTTACGTTGAAGTTTGCGGATCTTCGCTTTACCGATAATTCCGTGAGTGAATAATTCTCGAGCAATGACGATAATGTCAGCGATTGGCATCTTGCCGTTTTTATAGACAATGCCACGTTTACCTGACTTCCACTCGCCAATGATTTCAGAACAATCATCATCACAACACGCCTGCATCACTATCATTGCAGTTTGTAGGATATTGCGTCCATATGTCGGCTTGCTAATCGCTTTTATTAACCACTCAGGAATAACCCTGTAGCTCATTACGGCGCGTGCAATTAACTCTTGCACCTCAGCACCATTTAATTGACCGTATGCACTCACAATCTGTTTAGGCTCACCGATTCTTGTCATATTGATGAACGATGGTCTAAATAAGTAATCCTTTTTATCAGTAGAGATAACCATCTCACCGATTTCTAAAATAGGCGTCATAATCCCTCCTGAATATTATCAAGGGCACTCGAAAGCACCCTTTGTAATATTAAGCTGAGGTAACAGTAACCACGCATTTTGCTGTTTTACTACCATCTTTAGATGTGACAGTGATATTTGCAGTACCTTCAGCAACACCACGCACAGTGACTACATTCACAAGCTGAGTAACTGTTGCAAAGTTTGGCTTATCGCTCACAGCAGTGTAGTTTTTGTTCGTCGCATCGGTTGGGGTAAATTTGACAGTAAATGTCTTAGTTTCACCCACTTTTACAGACAGAGTAGCTGGCTCTACTGCGACACTTTCAACCACGATTTCTTCTTGTAGCCATTCAACCGTTTCTGCATCAGCAACTTTCAATTCACCTGAATAGGTAGAGATTTCTTTTGTTGGAAATTCCATTGACCATGATGTAAATAACATATAGCTCTGAACAACATCAGAACCATCACCTTTCATATCAAGTTGAATCCAATAATCTGGTTGGCGACCAGCTTTGATTTCATCAAGAATTTCTTTTGCAATATCGAAAGCAGAAGTAGAGCCAGTTACGCCAGATTTCTTCAATTCCCCATCAAAACTAATGGTGAAGTCAGCACCAGTGACGATTGATTCTGTTAACCCTTTGATATCATCAGCATTAGACGTTACCGTCTCCATACCAAAATCGAATGACTTGGTTGTTAATGCACCTAAGCGTAAGAATTGATCTTGTGCTGGTACTTGGTCAGGGCATCCTTTTGCAATACGGATAATTCCCGCATTACCCATTACCAATCCTTTTTTGTCAGGACATTGTGACATGTTATAACCTCTTTATTTGCAAATAAAAAAGGCCGCATAAGCGACCTGTTGAGATGTGTTTAATTTAAGATGTACAGCGGAAAGAAAGCGGGATAATAAACCTACCTTCTGTCGTTTGAATTGGATTAACAAAACCAGATGTATTGATAATAAAACCAATGTTATGACTTCTAGAGTGACACCTTACATACTCTAGTATTTCGTTAGCTCTCTGAACAATAAAATCAATCCACGCCTTGCCAGATATGAGTGAAACGGTGAAGAAATCATCGCCACTTAAATCATCAATACGACCAGTTCCATTTAGTTGCTGAAATACGATATATGAATCTGAATCATTACCTTCTTTTTCATTCCAAATATAATCCTGCTGAATGAAACCATCAGATAATCCTGATTCAGAAAAATAGTTTTTCAGTCTCTCAAAGGTCGTCATATTTTAAGTTCCTCAGCAACAGCCTGATCAATCATTTGCTTCGTTTCCTTAAACCCCTTCAGGAGGAATTCTTTCTTAGCAGTAGGTCTGCGGAAAGTTTGTTTAACATTAGGATCATGAACAAAAACAGCATATGAAGCAGAATAACCAACGCGACCAGTAAATAGAGCACCTTTTACTTTTACATCTCTAAATTGTGAATTAATGAGCGTTTTAGTGTCAATTGGCGTGTATACAGCAGCTTGCCTGCCACCAATATCTAGCGCTCTATGCATGGCTCGAGCTATCTTCTTTGATGCTATGCTTCCAACCAGAGAGTTTAAGTTAGATATCGCATTACTTATTCCTTTTACTTTTGCCCCCATAGTTACACCGCCGTTGTTAGTGTGTAATCATCTAGACCGCCATTAATATCACGGTCTCTATCGATAGACTTAATCCTACTAGCACCATGCAAAAATGGCTCTCTGTCTTCATACTTACCGATGGCGATATAGTCTTCTTGAGAAGCTTCGCTATACTCAGTCCAAATGACATTCTTAATAATTATTTCAGTACCAATAGTTTTACTACCATCTTTAAAGCTACTTCCGTAATCACACCGGATATGGATTGGCTCTGAAAATATAGGCTTCCCGTATTTATCTTTCCCCTCAACTTTCCAGATGGTTGCCCACCCTTTGCAAAATCGTCGCAGGATTTTCCCCATATCACCCCCGAACTACATCAAACTGAATGACACCTACGGGGCGTTCAATAGGAAGGCTATTAGTACATCCATTGGTATCTAGGGAAGACAGCATTTTTAGCAACGTTTTTCTGCCATCAGAAAAATACTGATATGAAACAGAAGCGCCAGAAGGTGCGTGCTCTGACGCGATTTTACGAACATCAGCAGATGATAATATAAGGATAACCGAATACAGTTTAATTAAAGCAATTACCGCATCTGAATACCCTGCGCTATCAAGGCAAGTATCAATAGTGTCCACTATAGATATAGCAGAGTTTATGACAAGACTTGTTGCCTCAAACCCCATCACCTCTAATTGCTCATTAACTTGCTCAACCGTAATCGCAATAGACATGCTCACTCCTCATGGATAAATAAGGGGCGGCGGCCCCTCACGTTACCCACCAACGCTAGTATCTTTGCCAAATGAAACCATAACACCAGCAGTATCTTTAATATCCGTAGCAATTTGCTTCCAGTTAGCTACCGCGGCAATCTGTTCGTTAGTTGGGGATTTGATGCTATCTTTGCTCCACTGGTAACCACGCAAACCAATAGTAAAGTCGTACTCACCTTGCATTAGTGCCTTAATATTTTCTTGCCCTAATACATCCTGAGCCTTCATGATTAGTGGTGATGTTTGAACCGCAGCAGCACCAGTCACTAAACCTAGCGAATGTTGTTTGTCTGCATCTGATAAAGCTGGAATATCAGAGATAACAAAACGACGGCCAAGGTTATCTTGTTTAATGGCGACGTTGCCAATTTGGAATAGGTTATTTGCGTTGGTTAATGTCTCATCCATAAAGTCGTTGAATGTTGCACCATCCATCAACCAAGCAACAATACGCGAATATGCATCACCGAATGGACGTGTTGCTTTATTTAAACCTCTTAATGATGGTGTTTCACCTCCAACAGTAACGGCTGTTTTATTACCAGAAATAGCTGCTTTTAATGCCGCGCCAGTAGTATTCAGGTAATCTTGTAACATGGCTTCTGCTGATTGAGCAGCAACTACCGCAGCCGCTTCTGATACGTCCTTACCTAGTCGCTTCATCATTGTCGGGGTAACTGAGACAGGGCCAATACGACCATCAATCTTAATCATACGGTCAAGGATTTGCCCCAATTCTTGTGGCGTTAGATTACCTGAACCATATGCATTGCGTCGCTGAGCCAGACCACCAAGCAACTGCCATGATGTTTGCTCAATGTAATCACCGATATGATCACCATCGCCAATAACTAAAGCACCACCAGATGCTTCGTTAAATTGACGGACAGCCTGAGCAACCAACTCTGTTGCCGCTAGAGACACTTGTTTTTGAAAAATATATAAAGACATATAAATTAATCCTCTTGGATATTAGCAATGATTTCACGTGCGCTGTCCACTAACGGATTCGCGCTTTTGGGTTTTTCACTGCCTCCGGCTGGTGATTTCCCTTTACCGCCTTCCCCTCCGGTTCCGGTGGCTTTACTACCAATAATTACTGGAGCAAATAACGGGTTACTACGAAATTCTTTTTCTAAATCATCAATGGTAAATGCAGAAGGATGACCGTTAGCATCAACCACTCGCGTTTTACCGTCTTCTACTGATAATCGAGATTTAATGTGTGGCATGATTAACGGAGCAGCGTCACCAGCAAGCTTTGTAGCCACAGTTTGAGCAACGTTATCAACTAATAGCGTATGTAGACTCGCGTCTTTCTCCTGCAGCTGTGCTAATAACTCGTTTTCACGCGTCTTTAACTTTTCAGCCCAGCTTTTTTCTAGTGATTCGATATCGCCATTTTTACGCGCTTGATCTTCTGCTGCTTTTTTTGCAGCCTCTTCAGCTTGCCGGCGTTTCTCCTGCTCTGATTTTTTCTCAGAAAGTAATTCATCAACTTTCTTTTGAAGACCTGACACATCTGGAATTTCTGGCATACCTTCGATTTGAAGTTGGTAATTACCACCAGACTCTTTGTAAAGAGCCTTTTGCTCATCAGTTAATGCGTCAAATTCTTCTTTCGTTAATAAATATTTAAACATCGTAAAACCTCTGGTTTAGATGGTGCAGTCTCTAACTGCGGATAATAAAAAACCCACTCAGTGGTGGGTTTGTGTTATTTCAATTCAATTCCTGCTCGCTCAAACGCTTTAGGCGCAAACTTTTGCATATCTTTAAGTGTCATTGGTTTAAAGTTTTTATGTAACTGCAACTGTGCGAATCGCTCTGGAGATAAACCACCATCACGAAACAACTTCCCTCTAGTCGGACCCAATATTAAATCCTGTCTTTTGGCCGGTTGCCTAGATAGCCATTCATAATAGCTTTCTTCTCCCCATTCAGATCTTCCTATTGGTTTAGTTATTATCAAATTAGCAAATTTATCATTAAGTATTGGCAATCGCTGACTTCGGCAGTTTGGGTGTAATGGTGGCATTGGGCCAGCCCCAACAGGATATCGGTTTCCTGATAAAGCCCTACACGTCGATGATGTTTTGTTGTCCAGTATTGCGCTGAATTCTTCCTCTTTAATTAAATCGTCATTCTCCTTATAAAATTCCTGAGCCGCACATGTATGAGCATGCTGAATTGCCGTATTTGCAATTGTTCTGTAGTTGTAAGTAATTCGAGATATCGTCGATGTTGAGACCTGTGTTTTATCAATTGCAGCCCCATTAATAGTGGACTGTAGAACTTGAATGTTACTTTGAGCAGCCATAGCCAAAACAGTCTGATTCTCTACTTGCTGGATAGAGCTAGTCACCCAAGATGATATAAATTTCTTGAGAAATAAAGAGCCGCCCCAAGCGGTTAATATCAGCGGCACATTTAAAATGGCTTTTTTAACTTTCTCAGCATCAGGCTTGCTTACTTCATTTGTTACTATCTGCGATAAGCTATCAACTTCAAGTTGGCTTGACTCAACACCGATATCGAGAACAGATTGCAGTAAATGCTCAGAGTAACTGGTCAGAACTGGTGATAGCTCTCGCTTTAACTCAGCAATTATGGCGTTTAGTTTTGACCTCGATGTTATCTGACCTGAGAAATTAGCTAACGCCTTAGCAACAGCCGCCCTTAGCTCTCTTTGCATTTCCTCTCTATCAACAATGCCAGCTTTGAGTCGTTCTAGGAGAATTTGGATCATCATTGAATTATCTAACATCAACTGCGATTGCATATTCACCTCTACATCATTGAGTTAGCTCGCGATAATTCTATCTCTTCGATAACATCCTCAGCTTTCTCATCTTGAGGGATGATATTGATACTTTGCAGGTACTTAACAAAATCAATCAATCGCATAGCCCCAGATTGGAGAGAAGCAAGGAGAGCTGTGATTGCTTGCGAATCCAGTTGAGCAATATCGTAAACTTTGTTTATCTCAATAGTTGCCTCACCACTCCCCTCAAACTGAATGCAGAAATTAAGTGCTCGGTTAACGGCCTTTTCGACGTTTCCTGAACACAACGAAAGCACTGAATTATCTGTTTGAGCCTCATCCTGTGCCTGAGTCGCTGTTCTTGCTGATGTCCCGCGTTCAACTAGCTTAGCTCCTAGCATTGCCATCTGCTTTTCTCTGCGCTCAGCTAGGTTTATTTGAATGTTTCTGTCTTCTGGCTGCGCAAATTTCATATCACCACCCTGTGGCAGCAACACCCCTTTGCGTGAACCAACAGTAAACCCTTCAGACACGTGTCTTTCAACCCAATCATCAGTAAGGCCTGTTAGTGCAATCATCGGCTGACCGACAGTATGTGCAGACTCTGCGATATCAGCCTCAACTTGATAATGTTTGATATTTAAGTACGCAATATCTGCAAGAGGAGGAGCATCAGGGGTGTGATCATTGTTCATTGAACCAATCCATGACCACGGCAACTCCCTTAATGGAATGCCGTGTGCATCCTTTAATACAACCCACTCTGTAACTTTTATATCTCCATCTTCATACCAGCGACGAGAGCAAGCTACATTGTTAACAAGCCTTAATTCAATCCAGTTATTCTGCATTTGCAGTTCAAAATCATCTGTATCTACTGGCTCCTGATATTTGAGGACAACGAGGGATGTTTTCCCGTTCGTTACACGCCAATTGATAATTTCTTTTGCTGTAAACAACCGAATATAGGAGCGACCTTTATTAGCCTCTGACTGAATACCTGAACCACTAAAATCACTTAATAAACCTGCTCGACCACGCTGTAAGTTTTGCGATAACGCATCCCTTATCATTTGAGTAAGTGGCTGACCTTGACCGTCAATATCAGTTTCTAAATACTCAACATCACCACTAATACTAATCTTTACTGGCTTACTGAAAGCAATACCAAGTAAACCACTAAGTGTCCTACCCGTGGCATTCAGAAAGGATGCTCTAGCTAAATAGCGCTTATAACGCTCATTACCCTTATCATCTTCATCTTTGTTATCTGCCGGATGAGGGAGGTATTTCTCTTTCTTGCTTTTAACAACTCGTTCGCCATCAACACAATCGCCAACCATGTCCCATTCAGGCAAAAACTCATTGTAAGCTGGATGCTTGTAATCAACGTTTGTATTCATGTTAGTTCCAGTTAAATTCTATTTTCTTAGTCAACCGTTTAGTATTTCTTCGACTCACTGCAAAATATCTAAATCCATCAGCATCATGTGACGTGTAATCGTGAAGCGGTTTATCTTTCCAACAGCCTCGCTTGTCATCCCACTCTTTGCGATAAGCTTCTAGATGAGCAATGCCTTCACTGCATTTGTGTTCATCGAACACGCAAAGTGGCAGAATTTCACGTACTGCCTCGATACCTTCATCGACTGAAAGCTTTGGCACCACTTCAAATCGGATTGAGTAAATTTGTCCGTCGATTTCGTACCCCTCACGCGCTAATTCACGCCGAGATTTCGCATCCGAGCCAAACTCACGGTTATCGATATCATGAGGGCCATTGTGACTTGCATATGTGTAGCCTTTGTCTTTCAGTACTTTCATGTAGTGCCGTAGACCTTCACCACTGTTTGAGTAGTGGTCTATAATGTGGAACTCCTCGCCCACTTCACGAATAAACCAAATTGACGTTGAGTCACCCACACCAATATCCCAGTACGTGTGAACCGGTAAGTGCGAGTTATCAGGAAGTGTGCCAATGCGTTTATTTTCGTACAGGAAGCGGAACTGCTTGGCGTAGTAAGCGCCTTCAACCGATTGTTGGAATGCCTCAGACGGTATTGACGGGTATTCCCGTTTCATATCGTCGCCAAGCGTTTTCTCTTTGGCGTAATACCATGCTTTCTGGCGCTCGTTTAATTGAACACCATGTTTGCTGGCTATCTCATCAAAGTAATCAACTAACCGCTGGGGTAATGGCTCAACAGGGTTAATGGCATACTCTGGATTCTTCCACCATGAGAAGAAAAAGAACTTCCAGTCTAGGTTAGAGAGAGTCTTATTCTGAATTTGCGCTTTCTCAGCAGACTGGCAATAATCGAAGAAATAACCTGCTCGACCCTCCGCTGTGCTTTCAATCGTCGTAAAACAATCGCTTGATACCGCCTCAAATGCGCCAGTGACAATCTCACGGGCTTTCTCTGGATACTTAGCACATATCTTACCGAACTCAGAAACGTGCAAATAACGGAGTGTACCGCCACGAAATGACGTGCTGATATAAAGCGAGCCGCCTTTGCTAAACACCAACTCACCAACCGCATCATTACTCGCTGGGTTAGCCGCTTTGATTTCATCGGGTAGCTTGTCATAGGCATACTTTATCTTTTCCCTAAATAGCCGCTTAGCATCGTTAAGTGTGTGGGCTATCAATGCACATTTAGCCGCCTCAAATAACGCTGCGTCTAGCTGGATAATGCAGACCTCAGTAGTGAAGCCAAGCTGACGGGCTTTAAGGATAATGTTTCGCGTGTGCATCCCTTCAAAATATTCGAGTTGCTCAGGCGTCATTTTAAATCGAACTGGCTTGCCTTCTTTATTGGTTATCCAGTAGAGGTGATTTAATCGCCAGAGCTTATCTCTCAATAATGCAAGATGTTCTGGCTTCATGATTATTCCTTAGATAAGTCGTCCATTAGTTCTGATAGCTGACTAGCTGTCTTATTCGGCTGAACATCATCAAGGCCGTATGCTTGACGCTCAAGGCCAACTAAATTTTTAAATGTTTCGCTTAATGATTTGGCTGACTTAACGCGCTCAGGCAGGGAGATGATTGAGTGATAAATTTCATTGAGTTTGTCGCGTCCGTTATCATCAGGACTAAACATTAACTCGCCAAGTTTTCTTAAGGCTGGCACATCAGCACATTCAGCAGATAGTTCATCAAATAAGTTATTAGTTAACTCTCTAGCCCTTCGAATATCGCCTCTATGCTCCATGCGGACATTAGCGATAACCTCGGCATTAGCCTCAATAAGTTGCCGTTCTGAAATAGCCTTTTCGGTGGCAACCAGACTGGCAACCTCCCTTTTGGCAACCAAGTTTTCAGCCCTAGCCTTAACCTTTGCCTTTAAATCTCGCTCCCATCCTTCTTTCTTGGCACGCTTACTTATCGCCTGATGGGTTATCTCGTATTGAGAGGCTATTTCCCTTATGGACATCACGCCAGCTCGGTAAGCCGACTCGATGGCCTCCCAATCTGGTCTTTTAGCCATACATCACCTTTCATAAATTAAATTAATGCTATAGTGGATTTTCGTTCATGAATAGGAGCAATAAATGAAATACTCTCAAGCTGAAAAGCTTCAATTAATGATGCTTTGTGAAATTTACCGGGTCATGGGAATAGAAAATAGTTTTAACCCCGACCTTGTTGAAGAGGCTATTTCTACTGATAACTATTGGGCGTTGTCGTGGGAATACCCGTCTCTAGAAACTGAAGATGAAACCCCATCTAAAGTTAAATTGTTCGTTGATACTGTTGATATGTATGACATGCTCTCATATACATATGAAAGACTTAGTGATGAGGATAAAAAAGATGTCAGCGAGGCAGTACCTCATTTCTCTCCTGAATACTCTCTAACTTTCCCAGGGTTTGATGGGAATAATGAGTCTGAATACATGCAAATAGGTAGATTGTTAAAAACTATGGGTCGCTTTTCAGGTACAGAACTAACCAAAAATTCCCACGCCCCCTCAGTAGAAACATATAGAAGAATGTTAGATATATTTTTACCTATACGTCATAAGTTTGTATTTAATGAAGGAATCCGCAAGCAAGAGTTAATCGATATACTTTTAGAACGAATTCACCCAAGCAACAGATAGCTATCTGCCCACTCTATGTTGCATGCATCCCCATTAAAAAGCCAGCTCACTCGAACTGGCTTTGTGATTGGTTATTCTGCTACTTCAGCCAATTGCACGTATTTAATATCACTAATCTCATCAGGTGATATGTATACCCATGAACCATCGAGTGATGCGATACCGATTAGCCGTTAGTCATTCAAGGCTCTTTAGTTGCCATCATGCCTTCGTAGGTTGCGCCGTCTTTTTTTGTTGCGATTACTGTGTATTTCTTCATATTTCGCCCAATAAAAAACCCGCACTAGACGAGTCATTGTGAATTCTTGTTTTGATGATTAATTCTCAGGAAAGCGATACTCGAAGTGCGGAGGCTCTCCGCTTCTCACTGTTACGTGCAGTTCATAGATAAATTTATCTGGCGCTATATTAAAGGACTCAATAATTCCGTCGACATGAACATCATTACATACCGCTGGCAACTCAGCCATGTACGTTGATGAAGGCATTCCTTCATCATTTAGTTTTACTTGAGCCCACGCACCTTCGCATGGACCATTGGTCAGTTGAACATCCATAGTAACCTCGTCTAGTTATTCGTCGTTGAAATACTGGCAGGTGGTGACGATACCACTTTTCGAGAGCGACTCTAGTCAGTAGTTATACTTTCACATAACAAAGGCCGCGAAGTGGCATTCCATTACTGATTACTTAGCCTTTTCTTCAACGCTTTAGCGTTTTCCAAAGATGCCTTAGCACTACATAATTCACTCATCGCATTTTTAATTATTCTACTTTCTTTGTTCGGGTTATTTCCCCTACAATCCCAATTGGGATCAGTGACCTTTTCAACTTGTTGCTGTGCGAGCTGTAGTCGCTTCTCCGCTGCTTCAACATCGCTTGCAGAAAGCAACCATTTATCATAATAATTCTTGGCTTCTTCCGTATTTTTTAAAAACTCTACAACATCATTTTTTTTAACCGTCACGGAAGGCAAATAATATGGGCACCACTCCTTAGCATCTTTAGGCTTGAAATACCACTCTCGAACCCATCTACCACCAAAACTGTTTAGGTTATGAGTAAAAATAAAGCCATTCAAACTGTGCTCTCTTTGTAAAGCCATACCGTCCCCCATTATCTAAAAAAATAATTATAAACTATTTCCAAGACTCTGATGAGTGGATCTATATACATTGCATTTAGTTATTCGCAACCATCATCACGTATCACTACGTTACTTTGGTCACTTCTAGTCTGTTCCTAGCAGTCAAGATATGATCACTCTCCTTAATGGATAAACGACTTATCTAATTGCTGATATATATATTTACTTAAGCTATACTAAGTAATTATCACTATACTTTGATTAATATCCTGTTAGTTTGCCCATGCACCCATGCTGGGCTTTTTTTTATTCCATGCATTCTTGTTTGATATAATCCTGCAACCCTTTAATCATCTGTTCTGACTCTGCAATTCGCTCTCTG